GACCGAATGATCGCATCCAGGCTCGATCGTGAAAGTGTCGAGCGGGGCCGGCGCGTAAGGCATGGGCAAGTAGAGGACGAGCGTCGTCCCATCCCACGTCTTAATTTCGAAACTCTGTCCCGAGAGCGGTCCGCTCGTATAGGTGATGATGCCGTTGTTAAACCATCCAGCCGGCGCCGCGGCGGTCGGCGTCGCCGATCCCTTCATGACGAGCCCCGAATTCGGGACGACCGTCCGCGCGTCAGTGATGGACGACAAAGATCCGGTCTGTCGATACGCTGTGACGTCAATCTTACAGAGCCACTGAGATCGCAGGTCGATACCGTTGAGCCCGCTTCCGAATTGCGCGCGGCATGTCGGACCGTAAAGGCTTCCGAGGATTGTCGTGAGCTTGTGAGCGAGCCCGCGGATCTCGGCCGTGAAAAGTCCATTGACCATCTTCACGATTCCGAGCGTTCCAGATCTCCACACGAGATGCCCCATAGTGAGATCGTTCCAGTTGACGACCATGATGGTTATAGCGGCATCGTCGTACAGGCCGCCGCGCAAGTCGCTTTCCGTGATCGAATCGCTCTCAAGAAAGCCCGTCACTTCGAGATTGTCGACCGAGAGATTGCTCTTCGCGGATGTGGCCGTGTTTGAAAAGCCGGTGGCGGCCAGATAGGTAATTGAACCGTCGCCGTCGCCGGCGTTGTAGACGATGTCCAGGTCGTGGTTTGTGAAACCGAGCTTTGTACCGTCGGTCCGCTTCACTTTCCAGAGATAGGCGAGCGTGGTCTGCGGCTGCGCGAGATGGACCGCGAGAGAAGTCGCACCCGTCACGTTGAAAATGGTTTTCATGGGGCCCGGAGTTTCAGTAGTTCGGAGGCAGGACTTCGACCAGTTTCACGCCGGTGAGGCTGACGATTCCCTGCCCTGCGGAGATATTGGACTCTTCAACGGTTAGCGGAATTTCGTCGGTGTCGAACCTGACCGGAAAGTGGTACTCGAAGTCCGCCGTCAGCGTTCCGTGCGTGGTCGTGACGATGCCGGTCGTCGCGTCGATTGTCCAATCGGCGCCGTATGTCAGGGCCGAACCCGACGACTTCAGCACGACGGTATTCGAAAGCGCATTGCCCTGGTAATCGTTGACGGAGCTCCAGACGGGTTTGGTGATCGTACGGACGTACGTGCGGCCGCCGATCGTGTAGCTGCGCTGCAGCTGATAGTGATTCGAGCCGAGGCTCGCGAGCGTCTGGCCGGTGCACTTGTAATCCTTGTGATCTTTCAGCCGGAAGCCGTCGGCCCTCCCGCCCACGGCCAGGAAGAACGCGAGGAGTAGATCGATAAAATCCTGGCGAGAGACGCCGGCGGGCGTTTTCAAATCGATCGTCCACTTCCCTCGAGAGCTGGACCAGTTTCGGTTCCGGTATTCCTGTCCCGAGAAACTCTGGTTTACGATCGTCGAAAAACCCGGACCGCCCATAGCGCGATATCCGATGGTCCGCGGGAATTCGACTTCAAAAAAGGCCATCAGGATCTCGAGTGCGCCATCGCGCTTAAACGGTACATATGCGCGGCGATCTGCCCTTCGGAGCGGAAAAAGCTGTCCGAATCGCTCACGCCCTGGAGAACGATTTGAGGAGCCCAGACGCTTGTGCGGTTCTGCATGCTCAATGAGGGAGCGACGGTGCCGGACTGACGCGGCAGGAAAAATTCGGGATGTTTTTCGCCGACGATGTAAGCCTTCCCGGGAGTGACATCGCCGCCGCCGGCGAGGAATCCTCCGAAAAATCCTCCAATAGCGCCGAAGATCGATTTACCCACATTGCCTAGAACACCGTCGAGAGATTTGAAGATCGACGAAAACTTTTGGGAGATGTCGTTTGCAAACGACGAGATCCGCGAGCTTCCCGAGTCCTCGTTATACAGCGCCGGCGTGTAGAGCGGATTGTCTTCATCAGAGGATTTGCCTCCGAAGAGTGAGCCGATGATGGATTTGGTACCGACGTTTTTCCCTGTGAGGTCTCCGAGGATATTTCCCTGCGAGTCGGTCGGAATCGTATAGAAGGGGTTGGAAAGAGATCCATCAGGGCCGCCGGCGCCCGCGGAGCCAGGAATTTTGATTCCGACCGCGGCCGCGATCGAGGAGCCTAGCCCCAGAGGCCCGCGAACGATTCCGGCAGTGCCACCGGGAGCGTTGGGCCCTCCAATTCCGGCTGGGTTTCCAGAAACCGCGCCGGCGATCTGTCCAAACACTCTTTGCAAGTTTGCTTTGACGATCTGCTCGGCCAGCCCTTCAAAGAGCTGCTTGAAATTCGATTTTCCGGTAACGACGAACTTCGCCAGTTGGTCGGAAATGTCATCGATTGCCTTCGAAATCGACGAGAAGATCTTCGGACCGAGATCTCGTCCTTCGAGTTGGAGCTGATCCGCGATTGCCCGGAACTTCTGCGGCACGGTGGACCAGGGATTCGAGAGCACCAGCTCATTCATATGAGCGGCCTCTTCTTCCTGAGCCTGGTAGAGGCGGACAACCGCTTCGTAACGGTCTTTCTCGAGTTGCGTTGAGATCGCGTCGAAGTCCTGTTGCTTAATCATCTGGGCGTTTAGCATGTCCGCCCAGGCTGCCTTTTGCTCGTCGTAACGCGCGTTCAGTTTGTCGAAAGCGTCGCTGGCCACATCTCCGTACGTTTGCCAGAAATCCTGGACGGCGGAGCTGCCCTCGCGCAGCTTGTTGATGCGGTCTATCCCTTGCGCTGCGGTGGCCTGATCCGCGGCCGCCTGTTCGGGAGTGGGACCGAAGTTGATGGAAGGAACCGCGGGCTCCGCATATTTTTTGAACCCTTCAGGCAGTCGAGGAGAAACAAGCTCGGCGCGCGCGGCCTGGTTGAAAATTCCCTCGCGAAGCTGTTTGCGCTGCTCTTCGAGCTTAATGGCCTGCTGCAAAGAATTGATCTGTTGCTGGAGCGCCGCGGCCTGCTTGTAGTCACCGAGAGCGATTGCTTGCGCGAGATCTTCTTTCTTCCTCTGCAGCTCGAGCTGCTGTTGTCCGCCGGCCGCCAGGAAATCGAAGAGGTCTTTGTAAGAAGCTTTCTGTTGGTCGACTGAAGCCTGAGCAACCGCGGCTCGCGCACGCGCTATCGAGTTCGCTGCTTCAGATTGATCGATGCCCTGCTTCCCGAGAGCGGCCGCCGGATTGTTGATCTCTTCGGGAGTTAGGCTTCCTTCTGATCCCAGCCGTTCGTTTGCCTGATCGAATGCGTGTGAGACGGTTTCGCCGAATTTGGCCCACTGCTCGACGGCAACCGCAATTTTCTCGGTCATCCAACTGAACAGAGGAAGCAAAGCTTTTTCGATATCGACCGTGGTTCGCTGCCAGGCCTCGGAGAGTTCGAGTGTGGATTTTTTCCATCCTTCGAGCGCCGTAACGGCTCGCGTGTTCACCACCGGCCCGAATTCCTCGACAATCGACTGGAACTCGAGGATCCCGTCGCGGCCCTTGTTCAGAACGGGAATGAGATTGAGTCCGGATCTGCCCAGGAGCTCGACCGCGATCGCGTCCTTCCGCGGGCCGTCCTCCATATTGGAGAATGCGTCGGCGAGCTGCAGCAGAGCTCCCTGATTGTCTCGCGCGGTGATGCCAAGGCTCTTGAGCGTCGCAGTAAGGACGGTCGATCCGCGGCCCGTTCCTGTGAGAACTTGATCGAACTTCCGCATGCCGGTGACCACATCGTCCAGCGAAACGCCGACGGATGCCCCGGCCGCCCCTAGAACCTGCAGTCCGCTCACTCCGATTCCGGTCTTCTGGCTGACCAATTCGAGGTTCTCGACGACCTCCGCCCCCTTGATCGCGAGCTCCGCCAGCCCTACCGCCGCGGCGATCGCTGCGGCTCCAACCCCGGCCAGGGCTCCCGCGACGCTCAGTGAACCGAGTGCGGAGAATTTGCCAACCGCGGATCCCGCGGCCTCGGACATGCCGGCCAGAGCGCGGCCGATCGATTCACCGGCCTCGCCCAGAGGCGCCAGCGCTTTCTCGGCAAGCTGCCCCAGTTGGCCAAAGGAATCCTCCGTCTCACGCGCGAACTTCCGCGCGGCATAGGACGACTGATTCATTCCGCTGACGAAATCGGCGACGTTCGCGCGAAGGTCGACGAAGATGGAGAAAAGTGACATGCCTATTTACCGGGAACCAGGAAGGCTTTTTCTTTCTTGTCTTTGGTACCGAAAAAAGCGACGAGGCCCTCGATGCTCGGAGCTTCTTCCGGCTCGGGCTCGTTATCTGTTTGCGAAATCTCGCTAAGCGGTCTCGGGACGAAATCGGCTGCAGTCCATACCCGATCTCTCGAATCTCCCCGGTTTACGTTGTAGATCGCCGCGGCAATCTCTCCGGCTGCCCACATGCGCCGCCGGTGCTCCTCGTGGAGCTCCTCGAGGAAAGCATCAAACTGAGCCCAGCTCAGCTCGCCGAATTCGTCAGTGCCGATGCCATGGGCTCGGGCGATGGCCCAGAGTTTCCGCCAATCGATTGATTCGACAGCGGCATCGCTGGGCTCGTCTCCAAAGGGCGATTCGGCTCACCCCGCTCGGCTCGCTGTTCGGCCTCCGCTTTTGCTTTCAGAAGCAGCTCGCGTTTTGCAGGGGGTAGATAGGAGAGGTAGGCTTTCCAAAGCGCATCGACGATCTGCTCGGAATTTTCTTCCTGAATGTAAGACCCGATCGTGGGCAATCCATCGCGTGATTCGTATTCCGGCTGGTGAGCAATCGCGGCAGCCCAAAGCATCGCGCGCAGGAGCTTCGGCTCTCCAATGTGATTCCAGATCTTCACATCGGTCAGCAGATAGCCGGTCTCCTCTTGCACGGCCGCGGCCGAATTCATGTTGAAGGCGAGCTTCAGCTCGATTTTGATTTTCCCGCCTGGCTCGTCCAGCTCGAGAGTGAGGGGAGTAAAGGGCGCGATTCGGCGCCGTAGCGCCGCGTTCTTCTCAGGCATTTGTGCTCCTTAGGCGATATCCGTTTCGGCGACCCAGGCCTCGCCCCACCAGACACGAGTCGCGGCGAGCGATCCGGACGTGAGGGAAATCTTTAGGCGGTAACTTCTTCCCGGGTTTGGGTTGAAAGACGCGGCCGGAATTGTGGCTGTGTAGACTCCTGCTGATCCCGTTGTCGACATGCTGATGCCGGTCGCTCCGGCGACCGCCTGCCCGTATTCGTCATATAAGGTCATGCTGCCGGTTGCATCAGTGACCGGAGTCGTACCGTCCGATCCGCGCGCGACCGTTATCGAAACGACGTTGTCGCTCTGCGGAATCAGAATGAAAGGCGTTCCCGCCAGGACACTGACAGTGCTACCCATTGATCGCTCCGTAAGTGACGCCGATCGCAGTCGCGACCATAGCCGGCGAAGCTTGTGCGGATGTGATGATCATGGCCGGAGTGCTCGATGCAAAAAGCGATTTGAGCCAGTCGAGAGCCGCCTGGCCGTTCGCCAGCAATCCAGCCCAGAGAGACATCGCTGCAGAAATTGTTTTTGAGGTCCGCTTCGGTAGGACCGCAGAAAACGAGGACATCGCTGCATTAAATGTCAGCGCGAAGACCTGGCCGCCCGTCGAAAGAAGTCCCGACCAGGCGCTCATCGCCGCGGCCAGGATCTTCGTCGTTCGCTTCGTGCATGTCGCGCTGAAGCTGCTCATGCTGGCGGCGAGCGACTTACACGCCTGTTTCGGCAGAGCTCCCGCGAAAGAGCTCATAGCCGCGGCGATCGCGTGCCCGGTCTGTTTTGTTAGTGAGCCGGCAAAGGTCGACATCGCCGCGGCTAGAGACTTGGAAATCGAGCGAACCAGAGCGCCAGCAAAGCTCGACATCGCTGAACTGAGCAGCTTGTCCGTCTGCTTTGTTATGGTTCCCGCAAACGAACTCATGGCCGCATTGAAAGTGATGACAAACGTCAGCGAAGTTGCGAGCGTCGCGGACCAGGCGGCCATCGCGCCGGCGAGAGCTTTATTGGTCTGCTTCGCACAAGCTCCGGCAAAGCTCGACATCGCAGCCGCCAGTACGTGGCTTGTTCGCCGCGTAATCGCGCCCGCGAAGCTGGCCATGGCCGCATTGAAGGTCGTCGCGTACTGATGCGTGAGCGCGGGAAGAACGCTCGGGAGCGGCGCCCGCGTTGGCGGCGGATGTCGGTAGACGTAAGACAAAGCCTTACTTCTCCATTAGGACGAGTTCGAAATTCCAGGTCTGTGAAGCGGGCGCGGTCGGAAACTTGAGCGCAATGATTCCGGCCGGAGGAACGTAAGGCCGTTCCTCGGGCGTGGGAAGATAGAGCCAACCGTTCAGCACGTTGAAACCTTCACGGATGATGACGTCGGAATCGGTGCCCTCGGCTGTCGCGGTGACTCCAGTCGCGCTCGTTCCGAGCGACAAGCTGGCCGTGGCCTGGTTCGGATCGCGCGACATGAGGCTCGTACCGGCAACGGCCGCAGTAACGGTCGCCGCGCCCGACTTGCGCACGATTTCGATTTCTTCCTGCGCGCTTGTCGTCGAGCCGTACTGCGTCACGCTGGCGCGCACGATTTCAAAACCGTTGTTGGCTCCCGCTTTCGCCTGGAGCACTGATATCGCGGTGCTCACGGTCGCGTGATTTCGAAGGGTGTAGATATCTCCGGCTGGCATGGTTTCTCCTTACATCCTCAAAAGTGTGTTGAAGTTCTGCAGCTCGGGCATAAGTGGAGGAAAAATCAAAGTCTCTGTCCCGACCGTATAGAACGTGCTCGGGCTGTTTTGATTGTTGTACTCGGTGAGAACCCAGTCCGCTGAGCGCGCGACGCTGGACAAGCGGACCTCGTCAATCAATCCGCCGAAAAATTCGACGTTTCCGAAGCCGGTCGTCTCGTCTACGCCGATCCCCCAGTTCGTCGAATTCGTCGTCGTGAACGTATCTGAGGCGGTCGTAGCGTCGGCTACGCCGTTGATATAGACCTTCCAGTTCGTGCCATCCCACGTGCCATGTACGAGCGTCCAGGCCCCGGCCGAGATCCCTGTCGTCGTTGCCCCAATTCCCTGGTTCGATCCGTTGTAGGCATAGAAGCCGATCTTTCCCGCGGCGGTGATTTCAAGACGACACTCGACGGAAGTGCCTGAGCTTTGGAATCCCTTCCCGATGATTGACTGCTGCGCGTTTACCGCGGTCGGCTTGATCCATGCCTGTAAGGTGCGCGCCGTGTTTAGGTGCGTCCCGCTGTTCCCGAGATCGATGTATTGGCTGGACCCGTTAAGGTTCGCGGCGCCGCCGACCTTTCCCGTTCCCGCTGTCGCGCCGTTATTTGTGGCGACCCATCCCGAGACTGACTCGGCCACGCTCAGAGTCGTTCCGTCGGGCAAATGGAAAACGGCGACAAAGTTTCCGAGCCAGGCTGCGCCAAGCGCGCCGCCCTGGAAGGACGTGATTCCGCCGCCGGCGCCGTAACACATATAGAAAATGGTGTCGGAAGTGTGCGAGAGGTTCGGAAGTTTGACCCAGGCGATGAGCGTCCCGGCCGTTCCGTCGTAGGATTCGACCTCCCAACTCAGAAGGTTTTTTCCGTTTGGATCGCTCGAAAACAGGATGTCGTATCCGCTCGAGCTCGATATCTTCCCGCCATTCGCTGTCGTTTTGAGATAGTTCTGACCCGAAAGTGAAACGAGGACGGGAAAATTCGCCGAGTCAGACGAGCCGCATTTCGTGTGATCAACCGTCAGTTTGCGGACGTAATTGCAAGGTGGCGGATCCTGTTTGAATCCGACGATGAAGTGAATCGAGTCGGCCGAGCCGTTGAAACCCCACGAAGCCGAGTAGCTGCCCGAGCCGCTCGTAACCTCGTATCCGCCGGCCATCATTGGACCGAGGTTGATCGCGTTCATCCCGCCTGAAAGAGAGTTTGCGTACGTGGAAGGACCGCCGCCCGGAAAAATGAAGGCGCAAACGATCCCAGGGAAGGTCGTCGATAGCGTGGGACTGCTGGCCGTCGCTCCCGATGTGACGTAGCTCGTTATGGCAAATCCGTCGACCGGATAGATATTCTCGACGTGCGCCAGGCTGAGCGCGATCGCGTAAACCGTGTCCGTTCCTCCGCCCGAAGAGGTGATCGTGACCGAGGTTATCGGTTGCACGCCGACGGCGTACCACACCTCCATTTCGGCCTCGATGCCGCCGCCATGCGAGATCCTGACAACGTTGCCGTTGTTGTCGAGGACGGGCGAATATCCTTGGGCGAGGTTGTCCGTGACGTTGCTTATGGTTGAGAGCGGATTATTGACCGCGACTCCGAAGACATGCGTGTTCCCGTTCATCGTGAGCGCGAGCGCACTTCCGCTCGCGCCCGTCACGTACGCCGTGTTTCGGACGTCGACTGGAACACTCATCGGCTTTTCGCAGGCGAGAGAGAAAAGATCAGCTTCCGCCTGCGGAAATGGTCAGTTTGTAGGTGAACTGGATCGAGTCGCCGTTGGCGACGTTAATCGCAGAGAAAACGCGATGATCCCAGAGCGTTCCCGAGGTCGAGGCAGAGAAGAGACCCCACTCGGTGATCGCGGCCGTTCCGGTGTACGGAAGCGTTGCGACCGACTGATAAATATTCGAGCTCGGATTGGACGCGGTTCCCGACACGCGCGCGTTGCCCGTTGCGGTCTGAAGCGCGGTGTCACCGGTCGCCGCGGCGGTCGTTCCGGTTCCGGAATCGTGATACTTGAACCCGGAAATCGTTGGCGAGGCTCCGCCCGAGGCGAAATCCGAGGCCATGTAGTTCACCCCGGCCGTCGTGACGAGGCCGAACATTACCGGCGCCGCCGGCAGATGACCGCTATGGGCTAGAAGCAAAAGAAGTGCAATCGCCGCGGCCTCGCCCATATGCCGGCGCAGACGCTTGAAGAGCCTTCCCACCTTGCGGACGAGATCGCTGAAGGCGCGGCCGGTCTTTGAAATAACTCCAAGATCGACTCGGGTACCGTCCTTGCGGATCAGCACCGCGGACAGGTTGGCCCGATAGTCGAGATGCTGTGAAATTTCCATGACTTCCTCCGGAAAATAAAAAGGGCGCGAGATGCTCGCGCCCTTCGTGACCTGGCAATTTGTCGGCGACTAGCTCAGGGTCGTGTTGTTGTTGATGACGTACCACACGCCGTTGTAGGCGATCAGCTCGATGTGATCTGCCACAGCCGCGAAGGTCGCCGTCAGCTTGTTTCCATTGATCTTGTTCGATGGAGTCGTGACGGTATGTGCTTGGGCGGTCGTCGAGATGATTTCCAGACGATCACCGTCATTTCCACCTGCCGAGCGATCGCCGGCCGTTGGAGCAGCGAGCGTGAGCAGCGCGGCCCCGGAATCCGTGATGATGACGCGGCCGTTAGTAATTCCCACGACTCCGGCGCCGCCGGTGCCCGAATGTACTTCGACGTTCCGGGTAGCTGATTGCCCGACGTTCGTGCTGCCGTCCGGACTGTTGCCGGCAACTGCGGGGCCGATGCTCTTCGTCAGTGTTGCTGTGTCTGCCATGGTGTTTCTCCTCGCCCCGCGCGGGGGCCGTTGAATTTTTTGAAAACGGGAAAATGTTAGAACTCGGTGATCGGGCCGGTGATCGTGATCTTCAGAGCCTTCGTTCCCTGTTTATCGATGGGAAGATCGAAGTTCTTGTCGGTCACATAGCCCTGAAAGCTCACGCCGTTGGTGTTGTTTGGAAGCAGGATCTTCCAGTAGAGCAGCGTCTGACCGTTGAAGTCTGTCGTGAGCTGGTTCTGGATGGACGATCCCGGGACGTAGTTGCAATCGAACTGAATTTCGCCCGAATCGAGCAGCGTCGGCAGTTTTTCGCGAAATGCCGATGGCGAATCCATGTTCGTCACATCTGCGAGATCGGATTTGCTCCCGCTCTGAGAAATCTTTAAAACCTCGGCGATGGTGGTGAACGTCGAGTTATCCGGACTCCGCTGCAGCTTGCTGCCGCGTGCGGCAAATGCTTGACTCATGTTTTTAGCTCCTCACGTAGAAATGGGCTCACGTGGTCAGCGAGCCGGTATCGCGATACAAAATGCGAAAGTCGATCGGCGCCTGGAAGGTGAACGGCGCATATTCAAAGGCATCGAGCTCCGAAGCGAGAACAACCGAACCAATCTCGGTGCCATCCGCCAGCGTTCCCTGGTACCCCTCAAGAAAGCGGCGAAGCGTGATTTGAATGAGTTTCGCGCTGCGTGCCGTCTTCGCCTGGCAAGTAAACGCTATACGCGCCTCATGCAGCGGATCGGCGCCGTCATGTGAATCGGCAATCGGAGATCCCTCGGTTTGTCCGAACACGATTGCCGGCAACTTCGCTGCCGGAGGCATCTGCTGCAGAAAAATCCCGTTTGTTGGAGGCTTTTCGCCGCGGCTGGCCGCCGTTCCGATCAAATGAACGATGCTCGCTTCATTCGCCAGAAGCGACTGCAGTCCGTCAGTGAGCACCGTATTCCTCGCCAAGCGCCTGCTTCACGCCGTCCGTGAACCGATCGAGAACAGCGCCCGATTCCGCTTGGCCGGCCGCTCCCAGGAATGGGAACGCCGGCATGACGTTGCCCCGAGCCCTGGCTCGCGTCTGTGATCGAGTGAGTCCCGCGCGGCGCCGCGATCGCGGCCCGGTACCGCGTTCAAGCCAAAGCGCCCACGGAAACCGGTGTGAAAACCCAACGCGAACTCGGCCCTCGAGATCCTGTTTAACGCTGGTCGACAAATTCACATTTTTGGCGAGAACACCGTAGTCGACCGAGCCACCGCCCGGCGGATGATGAGGCCCGCGGCGCACGCGCGCAGCGATCGCGCGTTGCCAGATCCTCCCAGCGCCGACGAGGGCGTTTCGCATAATCCTCTTGGCGACGCGAAGCGGCGCATGCTCGAGCGCGTCTTCGATGCGGTCAAGGCCCGAAACGCGCGCCTCGATGACAGTCCTCATATCGCGGATCCGCCTTGTTCGCGCGCGGAGCTGTCGCGCTCGATGCACAGGAGAATGAGCATTTTTGTGCGCTCGTCGGGATTCTCGACGTACTGGATCTGAAACTCTCGGCCGCCAAACCGTATGTTGAGCGTCGCGTCGATGCCGGGCATGTAACGAATGGTGATCTGATGACTTACTTCGGACACCTTCTGCTGAGCGGCATAGAGCTCGCGACCAGATAGAGCTTCGATCTTTGCGTACACCGTCGCGACGACATTCGCCTGGTCCTCCTCAAAACCGCCCGAGGCGTCCTGGAGGAGCGTCGGCTTGACGAGCTGGATCCGGTGCCGGAGCTCGCCGGCCCGGATCCGCGTGCTATTGGCCACTTGCGCGTCACTAGAATCGAAGGACGGTAAATTTCACCGTGGCATCGTCGGCGGAAAAATACACATTCCCGTCCGATTGCTGCCAGCCTTCGCTCCCGCCGCGGAAACTGAAAGCGCTGATCTTGCCCGCGCCGACCGCGTAGGTCGAGATATCGCCCGTCCGTCCCTTTGAATCGGCGATCGACGTGAGCGTGATGTGGTGAGTCGATACGTCGGTGTTGTGGGCGAGCAGCACCTCCGCGCCGGTCATTGCAAAAGAATTGTTATTCGAAGTGTCCGCGGCTGTTTCTGTGAGATCGAGCTGGCCGGCCGATGGCGAAAAGTAAGGGCCCTTGGGGGTTTGCGGCGTAACAGCGGTTCGTGACATGGGTTCTCTCCTGTTCGATTAACCCCGCGTGGGGGCGAAGTCTAAAACTCGAATGTTCCAGAGCAGTTCCTTGCAATGATTCGGGATCTCTTTGAGCGTTTCCGGCGTCACGCTTTCGCGGTTCTCATTCCAGCTTGCGCACTGCTGCAGGATGGAGACTTTTGCCGAAGCGGGAACGTTGCGGCCGTCGTCGCCATAGCCGACCGTGTGATAGATCTTCACGGCATCAGGCACGTAAAGGACGCTCGGCCAGTTCGCGCCTGCTGGCGCGGGAAAAATCCGCGGGGGCTCGCTGATGCGATCAACAAAGAAGCTGCCTTGGGGAGCAGCTCCGCCGCTTGTCCAGCTGAGATCGCCATCCGTCGTGACGATTCCTGACGGGCTGTTTGCCGCTGGCCATGACGGGGTCGACGACCCGCTCAGCCCCTTTTTCCCCTCGGCGATCGCCGTGACAGTCTGGAGGTTTCCGTTTGGATCCTCGATTTCGTCCCCAAGTTCGTAGAGATTCTCGGCGAGCCAGTTCTCGAGGACCGGATAGAGGCTCTGAACGTTGCCGGATTGAGAGTCGACGTAATCGATTCGATCGACGTCCACCAGCGGCGAGCGGAACAGCTTGATCATCTGGGAATAGTTCCAGAGCGTCGTGCTGTACTTCGGAAGCGCATAATATGCCGGCGGATAGGCCATCTGGCTCATGATCGAATCGGTGAAATAAGGGAATGAGTCGAGGCTCTGGACAAACCGCGTGTTCACAAAAGCGCGGCGCGTGAATTCCTCAGCATTCTCACAGGCTGCTTTTGCGTAAAGCTCGATGAGCTCGTCGTCATCCTTGTTGTCGACGCGCAGATGACGCTTGATCACACCGAGAGAGACCGGCAATTTCGCCGGCGGAGTAACCACCTGCAGACCAGCCATTTTCTAACGCCCTGATTTCGCTTTCGGCTTTTTCGTTTGCGCCGGAGCCACCGCGTGCTCTGGCGAGGGATCAATCGATCCGGTTTCGACCAGCTCCGCGGTCCCGCCGGCGAGCATGGCGCGCGCAACGGCTGGAGCAAATTCCTCGACTTGTCCAGTCGCTTTTATTTTGAGCCGCGTGTAACGGTCGTTCGGAATTTCGATCGTCATGGGAATCCTCATAAAAAAGCGAAAGGGCCGCCGAAGCGGCCCTTTTGCCCGGGGTGGAGGACCGCCTCTCGGGGGGGAGGGGGAACGGTCCAGGGTGGAACGTCGTTTTAGCTCGCGGCCTGTTTCAGGTAGTTCACCGGATGCGTGCCGGCATCGATGAGCTGGCCATCGTAGCGGGCGAATCCGATGAAGGCGACCTGGCCGTAGTCCGCGAAGCGCTCATTGAGGCGCATCACGCCGAGTTCCTTCACGCGGCGGATGAGGTACTTATCGAGCGCGCCGAAGATCACCGTCTTGTTGTTGACGGCAATCTGGTCCATGTCGTTGTTGATCGAATACTCGTAACCCAGGATCACGTTTGGAGCCTGGGCGGTCATACCGGGAACCCAGATCGGACGACCGTACTTATCGAGGATCGTCTTGATCTGGCGCAGCGTGGTGTCGTGCATCATCCACTTCGCGCCACGGCGATAGAGCGGATCGACCGAGTGTTCGAGGTTGACGAAATCGGCGTAACCGATGGTGGTGCCGCCGGTTTCGGTCCCGCCGGTGTTGGCCGAGGAACCGGCCGCGATTAGCGGAATGCCCGGTCCGGAACCGGCTCCCCACACTTGCGGGGTTCCATTGTTTGCCACGACGGCCGTAACGATGCCGTTCGGCTCGCTCGTTCCCGAACCCACCGTGAACTTGGTGTTCAGGATGCGGCCCAAGCGGACAGCCATCTTCTTTTGCAGGTAGGGCTCGATCGCAAAAGCGGAATCCTGGAGCAACTCGAGCGAAACCTTGATCATTTTCGTCGAGAACTTCCAGGCGTTCAGCGTCACGTGTCCGATGGTCACATCGGCCTGGCTCACCTGCTTCGCTTCGGCCACGATTTCACCGCTCACCGTGGTGTCGTTGTCGGTCGGATAGGGCATGGCGTTGCCGGTCGCTGTATCGAGGATTTCGGCAACATTCAGCATGTCGCCGTAGTACTTGAGCGCTTCCTCGATCTTGTAAACGAAGCCCTGAGGCACGAAATAGCCGCCCAGGGTGTTCGTCCCGATGCCCATATCGCGGAACTCCTCGTTCCGGCCGGCGATGATCGCGCGGTTCTCGTCCGACATGGCGCCTTCGCCGTGAGCGAGATAGTCCTTCATCGCATCCCAGAAGCGACGGTTCATCTTGCGAACCTGAGCGCGCGCTTCGGGGCGGATGGTTTCGATCGCCAGGTCGCGGAAGTTCTTTCCGTCCGCCTCGGCGCGTACGCCGTGCTCGCGCAGAGCCTCGCGATACTCCGACAAAGCGCTTACCTGCTCGCCACCATTGCCGGTCTGTGCTTCGGGCGGACGCTTGGAGTCTCGCAGCTCGGCATCTACGGCCGCATCGCGCTGCAGAGCTTCAATGTCCTTGCCCAGCTCGTCGATCTTGTCGTGCATGGTGTTGAACTTCTGGCGATTCTCGGGCGTCCACTTCTCGCCCTCTTTTGGGATGAGCGCGGTTGCATCCGTATGGAGCTTGGCGCGTTCTTCCTGCAACTGCCGAATTCGGCTCAGAGCCATTTTCGTTTCCTCGTTTGATTTGTTATTTCGAGCCGATCGGACGTTCACCGTCCGCCAGCTCGATCTCCTCTGGTGCCCGCTTGCGCTATCACGCGCAGCCGCATCCGGCGCGGGGCCCGAGGTTGAAACTCAAAATCTTGCGGCGTGATCTAATTGCGCGATCAGGCGCTCGCGTTCCTCGGCCGTGACGACGTCGCCCTGAGGTGCGGAGTTTTCTTCCGATACCTTGATGCCGTGCTTCTTGGCCGCCGCTACAATCCGCTTCCAGACCTTCGGTTTTTCGCTCTCGGGTATTCCCTTCGTCTGGCTGAAGCGCGCGATCGCGTTGCGGATGTGGCTCTTCGTCTTCTCGTCAGTCGAGAAGCGAATCGGTAGCTTCCAGGTCGCCGTCTTTTCGGGATCGCCGACATAGGCGAAGGCGCTTGAGGTTAAATCCTCACCGTCGACGCGCTTGGTCTTGCCGCTGGCGCGTAGCGCCCGGTCGTCCTCCTCCTGCATCGGACAATCGCGGCAATTCGGATCGTCACAATCCTCGTTTGAGCACTCGTCGCACTCACCGTCCTGGCAGGACGTACAACTGCATTCACAGGCATCGTCTCCATCTTTCGCGTCGCGCAATGCCTCGACGTGCTCGCGGATCTCGTCGGGAACGCCGTCGGGAAACATGGCCCGGAGCTCGGCTGCGCGCGAATTCACATCGGTGCCGGTATAGGCCGGATAGGTCACTGGGGAGACGTCGAAAACTTCCGCAGCATGG